ACGGCGTAGAGGTGCTGCAATGCCTCGTTGATCCGAGGCAGAATGTCGGCGGTCTTGTCCCACACCGTACCTGTCTCGTCCTTCACGGCGGAGCGAATGTCGATCACGGACTGTGCCACTGTGACATTCATTCGTAGTACCCCCTCTCGGAAGCATCGTCATCCTCAAGGAGTCCGCGCGGACGAAGCCGCCCGCGGTTGATCACGTCGAAGCGCGCACGGCCGATCTTCGACCCGTACCGCTTCCGCCAGTAGTTCGCCCGCACCGGGTTGTACCAGGCGTCGTCCTCGTGGCGCGTCATCAGGTCCGCCAGCGTCACCCCAAGGATTGCCTCGTAGTGCCGCTGGAGGAACCACGTCGGGAGTTGGTGCTCCCCGGCATCCGGAATGAGTATCGCCGTCAGCGTCATGCCGCTCGTGATGCTCTCGGATGGCGTGTACGTCCCGGAAAGCTCGATCTGCGTCATGCTCCCTGAATCGGAGCGCGTCACAGACCATTCGCGGTCATCGATCCTGTTCCCAGGAGTCCCCGCCGTCACACCGGCTGCGGTGTTGATCCTCACGTCCTTGACGCCCTCGACACCGGCCTGCCACTTCGGCTTCAGGGCGTATGCCGCCTGATCGGCGACGAGGTTGATCGTCAGTTCATCTTCCCACGCCCGAGAGCGAGCGCAGAACTCACGACTCGCCGCGTACATGGCCTGATCGAAAAGCGCGGGAGGGCACCCTTGAATCTCTGGGAACGCCAATTCGCGCAAGTCGGACCACTTATAGATGCCGGTCACAGCCTTTTACCTCCCGGCGCCCGCAAGCCACCGGTCATCCATTGTGTTCGCGGCGGTACTTCTCCACCGTGGCGTTGGCCGCCAGGCGCCCGCGCTGCATGAACTCGTTGAACTCCGCCTCTGTCGCCTCGCCCATGTCGTCGAAGGGGAACGTGTAGACGGGCTCGCCCTCCACCATCGGAACTTCGGGCCGATCCTTCGGCCTCTGGAACACGGGCACATGGGCGTCGCGCAGGACGCTCACGATGATCTCGGGGAGGACAACCACCTTCCCGCGCTCGATCTGGAGCCCAGCCGGGTACATGCCGTTGGCGTTGGCCCATCCCTGCGGCCAGTCGCTCGGGCTGCCGCGGCCGGCTAGCCTGATCTTCCGGTACTTCGCGGGCTTCGCCTTGGCGTCCTTGGCGCGCTTGGCGACTTCCGCATCCGCATCCTCGCGCCGCTGGTTGGCGAACTTGTGCTTCATCAGCGCATGTCCACCTTCGTAGCGGTAGATGCCCCACACGTCTCCGTCGAGTCCGAGGTTGAGAAGCGACTGTTGAGCCGACGCCTCACTCCCGAACGGTTTGTTGTCCTTGCCTAGCTTCACGCACTCGTCTTCGCGCATCTTGGGACTTTCGCTCATTGGCGATTTCTCCTTTGTGCTGATCTGACTCCGGGGGTGCCATCAGCGACACCCCCGGATGTCAGTGGTTTCCGGTGTCACGTCCGACCCGGTTACAGGTCGCCCAGGTCCTCCGCCTCGATGGCGAACTCCTGCGAGGTCACGTTCAGGTACGTCACGTCGTTGACCACGATCCCCTGCGGCATCGTGAAGCCCACGGGGGCCTGCACGAAGTCGCTGAAGTACGTGATGCGCTCGACGGTGCCCGAACCCACGGAGGCGTCCAGGGTGATGTCGTTCGTGGCGTCGCCATCGTTCGACACGGCGCGGACCACGTAGGGCCGCATGATCCCGGTGGCATCCGAGCGGATCCACACCAGCGAGCCCACGTTCACGTAGGTCGTGCTGATCGGGAAGTCGAAGTGGCCGGTCGCGGCGGAATGCTGCACCCACCGTGTCACCGGAGAGGACGCGCCCTTGGCCCGCATGTCGCCGCTGTACGCAGCAACCTCGTTGGCCCGGACGATGTAGTTCGCCGACGCGGTGGCGATCAGGTCTCCACCCCAGTAGGGTGCAACGCCCGCGGTCGTCTGGAGGGCTTCGTCGCCCGCCATCGCGGTCTGGATGCGGCCGCCGGGGCACGTCGCTCCGCGCCACATGCCGGTGTTCCACACCAGGATCTCGCCTTCCGCCTGGTCGATGTTGGTGAGCTTGACGGCCTTCGGGACGAACCCGAGGCCAATGTAGAGCGCCGACGTTCCGGCGCCCGGTGCGACTCCGATGTACTTTCTCATACCTGCTTCTCCTTGCTGCTGCTCTCGGTTATCGGAGGGGCGCCCGTTCGGCTGACCCCCTCCGTGGTTTCACTTCCTCAGCTCATCCACCTCACTGCGGGGTGTGGCGGCACGCGACTTCCAGGACCGCGAGCCTCTGCATGTCCAGGATCGCCACGGCGTAGCGAACCAGCCAACCGACGGAACCCTTCTGGCCCAGGCGGTTGCCCGAATCGAGCTGATCGGGCTGAATGACCTTCAGGCCCACGCTCTCTTCGCCCGCCAGACGGACTACGCCGTAGGCTTCGCGAGCGAGAATGAGGATCTGGTAGATGTCGCAGGCGCTCGCCCCGGAGGGCTTCGCACCGTTGACCAGCATGTCCGCCGTGCTCGCGCCGGCCGCGGGAAGCGACCGATACAGCGAGCTGAAGCAGAACCGGACCTCGCCGATGGCGCCGTACTCTCCCTCGTACTTGTTGTCGGGGGAGCCGTACTCGATGTAGGGCACGAACCCCTTGCAGGACTTGATGTCGTCCTTCAGGTCGCCATGGCCGAACGCCATGTAACCGGGCATGATGCCGCGCGTGCTGACCTTGTCGGTCGGTGCCACCATGTTGCGGATCGGCTTCGCGTTGACGCGGCCGAAACCGCGAACCACGAGGGCCACGTCCGTGTGCGAGATCGCGTCATCGACCGAGGTGCGGCCAGCGGCGCCGTTGGCGTAGTACTTGTTCGTGCATCCGCCCGTGAGCGTCTTCCACGTGATCGTCTCCAGCACTTCGGCCATCAGCTCGCCGTGCTTCTCGATCGCCTGGCGGAACAGGTCGTCCTCGTGCAGATCCTTGGCCTTCTGCGTCAGCTCGCTGACCGCGCCGTACTCCTGGAGGACGGCGGAGTAGTCCTGCCACGTCAGCGGGATGGCGCTCGGCGGAATCGCTTCCGTCAGCGGGGCCTCGGCGGCCGAGACCGGGAACGAGAAGTACCGGCGCCACTTGATCGTGTCGCCCATGTTCTTCTTCGCGGTGGTGGCGATCCCGAACTTGTCGAGATGCCGCGTTGCGTAGTTGATGCCGAGGATCTTGCCGACGCACTGCACGCCGACCCGGCGGTCAACCTGTCCGTAACCAATGAGGTTGTCCATACTGCCTCCTTCCGTCCGCACGCGGGTTTGTCCCGCAGCGAACTGCTGCTGTACGGTCCCGGACTCATCGGTCTTCGGACACGTGACTCGTTACGTGGGATCGACCTCGACCCCACCGCTCAGGCTCACCACGGGAAAAAGCAGGGCCTTCCCGTCTGCGCCCTTACATCCTTTCCGGCAACGCAACTGGATCATCGTTCCCGGTCCTAAAACACCTTTCGCAACCAGCTTCTTGCACCGCGGGCAGACGATTGGGATATTGGGGATGTCGATTGGCAGCCCCAACTTCCGCAACGAACTGTCCGCGATGGTTGTCATCAGCCCTTGCGACCTTCCTCCATGGACGTTCTCAACAGCTCCGCCGCTTCCTCGTCGGAGATTTCGTTCTCAGCGCGCACGACGGGCTTCCCGGTCGAGCGCAGGCCAGCCGCGGCCGTCACCTGCGCCTTGCGGTGCGTGGCCTCAGCCTGGCGCACGGTGGCGCTCTTGATGCCCTTCTTGGCTTTGTACCACTCCAGCGCGAGCTTCTGCATGGCCGGATCCCACGACTCCGCGCACGTCTTGATAACGTCCGGGGCCTTCTCCAGCACTTCGAGGTACTCCTTGGACTCCACGATCTCCTTCGCGTCCTCGTGGGCTCCGAGTTCCGGCTTCGCGAGGGCCGCGTAGACCTCGCCGCGCTTCGCGTCCATCGTCGCCTGCTGCTGCGCCTGTACGAGAGGATGAAGCTGCGCCTGGATGTCCCCAAAGCGCTTCTCGGCGATCTTCTCGGCCAGCTTCGACGCCATGAGCGCGGCGACCTGTGTGATGCCGGGATACGTACCAACCCAGTCCTTGAGGCTGCGCTGAGTCGGCCTGCCATCGTCGTCAACGTCGGGGATCGTCACGCCTTCGGCGCCGTCAACGATCTCCTTCAGCGCGGCCTGCACGTCCAGCGTCGTCGGGCTACCGGATGCCGCGGCGGCCTTCTGCGCCTCCGCCGCCTGCTGCTCCTGGAGCTTCCGGGCGGCGGCGGCAACGGTCTCGGCGTTCTGCCGGTCCTGCTCTGCCTGGATGGCCGTCTGCGCGGCAGCGGTGATCGCGTCGGCGGATGCTTCGGGGGTCTTCTCGCCGGGCTTCGCGGGCTTGTCCACCTTCTCGGGCTTGCCGTCTGCGCCTACTTCGGGCGGCACCTCGAAGGGCGGTTCAACCGGCTTGGGCGTCGCCTTCGCGGGCGTCGCGGTTGCCGGGTTGCCGTAGTCGCGGGCGGCGCTCGCCATCTCGGCGGCGATGATGTCCTCACCAGCTTCGGCGCTCAGAGGCGCTTCTTGCGTGGTCTCGACCTGTGTATCGTCTGCCATGGTGCGGGTCTCCTTGTTGGAGGTGTCGTTGCTCAGTCGTCGCCAAGGTTGATCCAGAACACCGTTCCGGATCCGGTGACAGCGGCGGAAAAGCCGGTGGTCTTGATACAAGCATCTGCGATGCCCATGTTCAGGTTCAGGGTCACAGCGGTAGACGTACCATCGAACACCGTGTCACCGCCGGAGGTCATATCGACTTCCCATTGGTTCGTCAGCGTGACGGCACCGGCCTCCAGCGTCGGGCCAGCAAAGATGTCCGTCTCGTTGGAATCGCTCAGGTCGGCGTCGTCGTTCGCGGCCGCCGTTCCAATGCCCATCAGGAACACGTCATTGGTGTCGGCCTCGGTCGCCGTGTTTACGATGGTCGCATTCAGCGCCCCGCCGAGGATGTAGATGCGCCCAGCCGGGAAGGTGTAAATAACCTGCGTCTCCCCCTCGGCGCTTCCGTCGGTAGCCGTCAGTGTGTTGTTGAACGTGATCGTGGTCTTGTTCACAGCTCCGTAGCTCTCGACAACGCTCGTGCCGTTGGTTCCAACGGTGCCGAATCCCAGGGCTTCCAGGGCGTTCAGTTCCGCCGCCGTCGCCGTCAGGGTTGTCCCGCTGATCTTTGTCGTCCCGCGCAGGTCCACGGACCCGCTCTCGTTGAAGACGTGAACGCCGGTGTGCTCGACATCCGCCCGGTCGGTCTCCCACGCCCTCGCGTCGAACGTCACGAAGCCCACCAACGCCGCCACCACCAGAGCCGTCAGAATCGCCTTTTTCATGTCTCGTCCTCCTTCGCGGGTTTCCCGCTGACCATCTCGACTGCGGCCGCTCGCAGCCGCGCCAACCATTCAAGTCCCTCGATCTCGCCCAGCTTGTGCCTCACGTCCTCGCGCATGTCCTCGGTGTTCACCCTCGGGCTGCGCTTCAGGGCGCTCGTGCGTCGCTGGGACTCTACGCGGAGCGCATGAAGAACAATCCTGCCTACTTCGGTCTGCTCCATCGTTGCGAGAGATTGAACCGTCGCACCGGCCGGGATGTACTTCCTCACGTCCACGTCACGATTCAACCTTCTCGATTGTCACATTTGCAACCGTGAAAACTGCAAACCTTACCCGCCTACTTCGGTGGGCACGTTTTCGAGCATTTCCGCGATGGCGAGCATCCAGTCGCCAGAGATCTTCCGGGGGAGGTTGTCCACGTCCACGGTCATCAGTTCGATCTCGACGGTCTGCGCCATGTACGCCTTCAGGTTCGCATCCCGATTCTCGTGGTCGCGCATCGCCTGGGAGTGCTTCTGCTTCAACTCGACCATCGCGGCCTTGATCTCGTCGGCGCGCGTATCATCCACCGGGATGCTGCCGTCCGGGTTCGCCGGCACGGGCTTGCCCTCCGCGTCCTTCTTCTGGAACCGCGTGAACAACTCCTCCTGCTCGAAGAAGAACTCCTGCAGTTCCGGGGTGTCGGCCATGATGCGCTCGATGTCGGGGCGGAAGCTCTGCGCGACCTGCTTGCAGTGCTCGGCGTTGCGGGCCGCGCGCCACTTGAACGTCTGCACGCGCCCCATCGGCTCTGCCGCGCGCGTCATGTCCACGTCCTTGCCGCAGTGCGGGCAGGGCTCGCGGAACGTCCCCTCGGGCATCGGCGTCACCATGGACGCATCCGAGAAGTGGGACTTCAGTTGAACAATTCGCTCGCGGGTGATCTGTGCTGTCTTCATGCTCTCATCCTCGTTCCGCGCCTTCGCCTCCGGTTAATCCGGGGTCTCTCGCGCTGTCCTCTTCTACTCCCTCGGGCGACTCGCCACGGCCGCACCTACGGCCGCGCCCGCCGCCTCACATACCACAAGCCAATAGTTCCCCGATGTCGCCGCCATGAATACCGGGGCCGCCGCCACCAGCGTTTCCAGAGCGCAGAGCGAGCACATCACAAACCGCTCCCCGCGCACGCAGGCCGTGGTTCGGCGGATAGCGATGGCCCAGCTCAATGCGCCAAGGAGGAAGCACGCTGCGGCGGCGTCCATCGGTGGCATTGGGCGGCTCCTTTCGGGGTTGTGAGTCTTCGTCCATCGGGCTCCGGGCTACGACTTAAATCGCTCGATCATCGCGCCGGCCAGCGACTCGCCGCGCCAGATCGGAACGTGGATGCGCTGGAAGTTACCGCTCTTGGCGATGAAGTCCAGAGCGTAGCCCTGGCTCCAACTGGTCGGGCTGGAGTGCTTCCAGATCGGTTGCATCTGACACATGCACCCCGGATTGAACGCCTTCACGATCCCGACGGCCGGGAACACGATGGTCGCAGAGTCCTCGCGGTGCGTGCAGAAGTACGTCACGTTGCCCGCGGTGACGCTGGCCGCATCCCGCGCGGCGTTCTTCGAGTACGTCAGTGAGTGCGTGAAGAACATCTTGCCGCGCCGGATCCAGCCGCGCGGGAGACCCGCCTCGTGGATGTCGTGGCGCCCGTAGTACGCGATGCCGCGGTCTTTGAGCCGAAGCATGAACTGCGGGGCGAACGCCTGGCGCAAGAACTCGGCGTCGCGCTTGTGCGCCATCGTCTGATCCACGCACCACCGCTCTACGCGGTCCTCGTGGTTGCCCTCGATGTAGTGGACTTCCGCTTGCGGCGCCGCGCGCTGGAGTGCGTCAAGGAAGGTGTTCGCCGCCTCGATGTCCTCCTGGTACGTGTAATCGCACGTCGCAACGAAGCCGATGGGCTGATGCTTGGCGAGCCAGCCGCCGCACTCGACGATGTCACCCCCGAGGATGATCTCGTCCGGGTTCAGCGTCTTCACGTCACGCAGCATGGCTCCGATGGCGTCGCGGTCCATCATCATGCCGTGAACGTCGCCGAACGACACGCGCACGGTTTCGGCCTTTCCGGTGCGCTTCGCCTTCGCAGGCGAGACGGGAACCTTCCGGGCGTTGCGCAGGTCGGTGTACTCCGCGAGCAGTTCGTCGCGGTCCTTCTTCAGCGCGTCGCTCAGGCGCTTGGAGGCGTTGATGCGCGCCTGCGCCTCGATGACCTTCTCCATCGCGGCGTCACCAGTGACGATCTTGCCCTTGATGTCTACGGCGTCGCTCATGCTGCACCTTCCTTCACGGTGTCGGGATGCACGATGCACGCGACGTACTCACCCGGCGTCAACTCGACGTACCGGAGTGCGTTGTAATCCTTGGCGTGCTTGCGCAGCGTCTCGACGGTCATGTGCCACTCTTTCGAGAGGTCATCCAGCTTGTAGCCCATCCCGCGCCGAAGCGAGAACAGGCGCTTCTTGATGGTGCCCTGTGGGCGTTCTTCGAGAAGGTTGACTCCGCGCAAGCTGAATCCTCCTGGCTGTGCGGGGTCCGCGGTGGTGGACCCATCCGGCGCCGAACGCATTCCGTGCGCCTTCAGAACCCAGTTATGGAACGTGGTTTTCGGAACCCCCGCAGCCTTCGCGGCCGCCCTCTGCGTCCCATGCTTCTTGAGACACGCCAACACTTCCTGTCCCGTCATCTCACCCTCCTGCTGTGGGCTCTCGGCCCTTTGCGTTTGTGGTGCCCTTTCCTCCAGCCTTCACTGCGTCCTTCGGCGCATTGCGCGCCGCAATCTTGTCCTCGATCTCAACCACGGCCTTCGCGCGGCTCGTGTTCACCGTCTGCTTCGTGGTCTCGATGCTGGCGAGAATCTGTTGCGCGCTGGCGTCGTCCTTGCGCGCCTTGGCCTCGGCGGCGGCGACCTGCGCCTTGAGCATGGCAATCGCCATCTGGTTCTGCTCGCTCTGCTGCTGGGCCTGGTCGTCGGCGGCCAGTTCGTCCGGGTTCTTGAGCAACTGATCCGGGTCGATGTCCTGCGCCTTGTAGATTTCGCGCAGGAGCCACTGGAGCTTGTGCATCCGGCTCAGTTCCGGCGAGGCGACGATGGTATTGAGGGTCTGAAGGAGCTTGTTCAGCCTCACCACCTGATTCTGGAAGCTCGTAAATCCCGTCGCGATGACGCGGAAGTCACCCTTGCCGGTCTTCTCATCCGGGTTGCCCTGGTTGAAGTCGCACTGCTGGCCGACGTACCACTCGATCATGCCGTCAAAGCGGCGCACGCCGTTGCCGATGTACTTCCCGGAGCGTTCAAGCCGCTGCTGGAGCGCGAATGCAGTCTCGTCAGCGTCGCCCTGCGTGCCCTGCTCCGCCCGCGGCAACTGCGATTCGTCGTCCGAGAACTGCAAAAAGAGGCGGATGCCCTCGATGAGTGGGGCAAGGATGTTCTGGAACGTCACCTGCTGGATCGCCTGGCGCGCATCCGTGCAATCCTCGCTCAACTCGATGAGCCCGCCCTCTTCCCCGAGCGCGTCCTCGGGATCCGTCACCATCATCTCGCGCTTCACGGCCGCGACGAGGTTGGAAAGCAGCTTCGCGTTGTTCTCGTAGCTGCGCACCATGCCGTTGATGACCTTGGTGACAAACTCCATCTTGTCCGCGACGCCGACGCCGCCCTGCTTGTCGTTGTTCGGCTCCCACTCCACGCGGCGGTAGCGCAGCGGCCCAGGGTCGCGCAGGTAGGCGATGATCTCGTTGCCCGCGGTGATGGCCCACACGCGGGCCTGCTCCCAGTCGCGCGGCTCGTCGGCGCCGTCGGCGGCATCGGCCGCGGGCGACTGCACCCCGTCAAGGTTCGCGCCCGACTCTGTCTCAGCCATCCACTTGCGCTCGAACGCGGCGAGCTTCTTCGTCGGCACCAGCGCCCAGAACTCGCGAACCCACACGTTCTTGAGCCTCTGCGGCAGCTCGCGCAGCTTCGGGGAGACGACGTTCTCTGCCGATCCGGCAGCCGGTGTCGCCTTGCCCTCGCCTGATTCCAGCACGCGACGCAGCGCCGCGGCATTGAACGGCGCACCACCCGCGGCCATGTTAGCGATGTCGAACGAGGACTTCTGCTGCTCGCGCACGCAGTACGCCCAGGTTTCGTGGTCGCGCCCGGCCTCCATGTCGAAGTACATCTCCCACGGGGAAACGTGCTCGAAGGCGAGCATGTCGCGGGACTCAGTGACGGTCTGCATGACGCCGGGGGCAACCGGAACGCGCCGCTGCATCTCTTCCTGCGCGACGTAGGCGTGCCCCCAGCACTCGCCGTAGGTCAGGTTGTCGTCCAGCGCGGCGCACATCTCCTCGACGGCCCGCGACGCCCGGTGCTGGCGATTCATCCGGGCCTGCTCCCACTCGACCTGATTGTCCGCGAACTCCGCCATGGCGGGATCCATCTGCATAGCCTCGGTGGGCTCGCCCTCGTCGTTCACGAGCACCTGGAACGGGATGCGCCCGTCCTTGAAAATGGCGTCGGAGGCGATGGAGTACGCGGCGATGTGCTTCTGCCGGCCGATGGAAATGAACGTGTCCGACTTCCACTTGCCCTTGCGCTCGCGCTTCTTCCACGTCCCGGTGGGGTCAAGGTCCGGGTCCGCGTGGCGTATCGCCCGGTTCCGGTTCCACTTCTTCTCCACGTCGGCGCGGTTCGCCTTCGCGGCCGTGAGGATCGTGCCAAGAAGGAACTCCGCCACTGGGTTGCGTTCGCCGGATGTGTCAGTCTGGGCCATGCGTCATGTCTCGCGGTGGTAGAGGCGCTTCGCCGGGTTCGTTGCCGCTATCGTGCGGGGCGGGTTGCGGGGTGTGCAACCGTGAATTGTGCCTACTGTGGGAGGGGGTGGTGGACGCCGCCTCGATCCTGGCCTTCGCTATGTCGCAATACTCCTGCTCCTTGTCGGCTCCGATGAACGAGAAACCTTCCAGAACCGCCGCCTTGCCCGTAGAGCCTGAACCCATGAACGGGTCAAGTATGGTTCCGTTGGGT